TTCTCTCTCCTCAAATTTATTATATAAATATTTTGCGAAGTCAACAACATCCATACATATACCCCTTAATTTTTTTCAAAATGAGGCCCGTCAATGAACGGACGACGACCCTGAGAGCGACGTAAATCTATATACGCATTCATTGCTTCTTCGGCTGTGCCCTCCCAATCACGAAGGTCATCTATATGCCAACAAGCTCCCCAACGAAGTTTCAAATCTGTTCTGACAGCTGCTTCTTTCATAGCATCGGCTATTTCATCATAGACCTGGATTTCCCAACATGGCGATCCGTCTTGGTACGCCATTAAATCGACGGCATGAGCTTTACCATCTTCTTGAACAAGGTGTTTTGACTTCATAGTCTGGGATCTGCCGGAATTAAAAAGCTTCTCCTGTTCTGCGAGGGAACGAACCCCATAGATCACTCCGAAGTCGATTTTCGTCAGTTCAATCGCCTTTTTTACTGTCTCCACTAGTTGTTCGTCTACGCCCACCAGTTTCTGGAAACTTCTCTGAGATAATTTGAACGGCATCTTCTTTCTCCTTTTCTTTGTGGACAAAATCAATCCACTCTTTGTTCATGTCATAGAAGTATTGACAATATTTACACCGCATACTTCCTTCGACGTTCTCCATGTCGTGCCCACATACATCGCACTTGATGGAATCTATTTCTTTTTCCTCATGTTAAACAACTTAGAGGCAGACCGTGTCGCAAAGCTCGCAGATACGATAGCTCCTAACGCGATCTGGTACCACTGGGGCATACCCGCAAGAGCTTCAAACCCATCCGCTACTATACCTCTGCCCCACGAGCCGCAGAATGAGAGCACAAGCGGAATACTGAAAAGCAGGGTCAACCATTCGTCTTTCCACGAGGACTGTGATGCTCGCATTGCAGCAAGATCCCAGTCAATCTCTCCAGTAGCCTCTTTCATACGAATAGTAGCTTCTGCCTTTTGTATAGCTGTCTTGCCTTCTAGGTATGACGACGCAAGGCTACCAACCGAACCTATCAGTGCTTGTATCATTTCTTTCTGGGTCTTCCCCGTTTAGCAGGCTTTTTCTCACCACACAAACAAACATCACATCGCTTGTTTATAACAGCACACCAAAGCCTTTGTAGGTATTTCATCATCGCTTTTTACCTTTCTTGCCTTTTTTAAGTCCTTTAAAGTCGGCTCCCGTTATTTTATTTCGTGGAGGAGCTACTCTTGCAATCTGCATTTGTTTAGGCGTTAACTTTTTCTTTTTCATGTTCAATTACTTTCGCTTTTTGTTCCATAACTGTCAAGATTTGGATCTTTTCTTTTTACCATAGTCCTTAAATTTCTTGTTTTTTAGTAAAGTTCCTAAAGATTTAGCTTGTTTAGCATGTAGCTTAGACGCTTTTTTAAGACCCTTAACTACTTTCTTTACTCTTTTAACGTGCATGTTCCTCTCCTCTGTCCTTTCTTTTTGCTAGTTGATTAAATCCAATGAAACTCCCAATCACTCCCATGTTCGATATGACCCAAATTTCTGCGATTCCGGAAAGATGTGAAATTCTGTCAATAGGAACAAGTGGTGTCATCAACACGACTATAAACGCTGTTACCGTTATGGCAGAAAACCATACAAGATAGCGTTGTTGATCCTCTTTCTTGTCTCTGTTTTCCAAAAGAACCATACGCTCTCGCATAGCCATTTCTTGATCGGTTACCACCCCATCACCATTTGCATCAGCTTTTTCCCAGACAGAGCCTTTTTCTAGTTTCTTTTGTGCCATCTTCACCTCTTAAAACTATCATTGAGAGAATCTACCACGCTGTCAATGTTTGGCGGGTCACCCCCTGGATCATACTTGCACCGATACTCCACAGGGCATTGTCCCTCTACAACAAGAGTATAAGTGTCATTTGCTCCTTTGTATAGACAAACTTGTTGTCCATTCCTAGCCTTTCTTCTTTTATAGCGTCTGCAAGTAATGTATTTTGGGTCTTCTCGTACTCCCAATCGCTTTTCTTGCTCCCACGTCCAGTCACTAAATTTTTTTAAAAAGCAAGTGTAGCAGTTTTTTATGTTATCGGATTGTGCTAAATATATCACGTTTCCGTCAGTGCAAAGCCACTCAAAAGTTTCTTGACCACCTTGTTTACGGACGCATTTATCCCTAGTCTGATACCCACCATCCTCTGTCAACACCCATAAGGGTGTAGACGAAAATACCAAGAACAGCCAAGCCAACAGTGAGCACAACAACAAGTGCCACAATCCCAATAACTTTCTCTCTAAATATCTTTTTGTCATATATCTCTTGTTGCCTACGTTTCCGTATCTGACCTTCCATCCTCAACAATTCGTCCCATGCAGCTGTGCCATGAGTGAATTTTATAAACTGCTGTAGCTCGTATCGTTGTTCTTCCAACCTCTTCTTAGCCGTAAAGGCTTCTATCGCCTCTTGTTCTATTGACCCACCACTAAACACCTTACGAAACATAGTCGGATTCTTTGCAGACTTGTGTGCTGCATCAACATCACTCACCGCCCCCATCCATCTGGAGAGGTCCTGACTCATACTTTCAAGATCACGGCCCGCCTGAAACGCCCGCTTAATTCCAGAAAAAGCGGTGCTTGCCGTGGCGACGGCAGCCGAGATCGTAACGGGATCGAACATTTTAGCCTCTACGTTGTGCCGACTGTCTCTGTACGTCTATACGTTCTCTATTTACTTCGTTTCGGTTTTCAGCGACTTCCTCTTGCAATTCTAATCTTGCGGAGTCGGTGGCAGCTTTTTGTTGCATTTTCATCTGCTCAAGCTGTAGCTTCGCTTGCTCTAGTTCAGCATCGTTACTCGCCTGCTGTTGGCGTATAGCAAGTTCTTGCATTCGTATCTTCACGAGTGGATCTTCCTGCACCTGTTGTGGTGGAGCGACGGCAGCCATGACTTCTTTCATTAGCTGTACTTCTATCTGGGCAACCCTCTCCTCGACAGAAGCAGGATCGTTGCTCTCAGTTTGTAATTCGTTCATGAATACTTGTCCAGTAATAGGATCAATTTGTCCTTCTTGTAGACCTTGTTGTAGACCTTCTGCAGCCTCATTTACTTCTTGTTCGACTTGTGCTCTTGCTTTGTACGCTATGTGTTCTTGTAAGTGAGCATAGAACGTGCCCATTACCGTTGGTGACGTGGCAACAAGAGGTGTCTGCATGAACGTCGTATGCACGAGAATATGAGCATCGTGACTTTGCTCTGGAAATACTTGTAATAACTGACCACTAAGTGCCCTAGCGTTCTCTATAGCGGGGTCAGTTGGTTGTGGCTGTGCAGGTGGCGGCAGTATCTCGTCAATGTTTTGAATCTCCAAGGCTTGATACATCCTCTTATACGCTGCATTTAAATCGTGCATCTGAGGGTTGGACTGAGCCAGTTGTAGCTGTGTTTGAGCTAATGTGACCCTCTGAGCCATAGAAAAGATGTTTGGGTCGCTGACGGGCAGAATATCGACCCTAGCGTCGAAGTCTGTAGCTTTTACTTGCTGTTCTGCCCCTGCAACCTCATACGGGTAAAGAGGAGGGAGGTTCTCCGCAAATATGGTTGACAGCAGTCTGAGTTCTGTTTTCTGTGCGTAATGAAGTCGTTTGTGGATTGCCGACATCACTTTCATGCCACGTTCTAACAGAGCTACAGTCGTACCAACAGGGGCATTCTGTTGTCCTCCTTCGCCTATCTTGGCATCAGCAATAGACACAAAACGCCTACCGCTTTCGATCAAAGACCCCAAAAGACTAGCTAGTGTGCCAGAAGGTTCTTTATACGGAAGAGGAATAATAGCATCACGAATATTTCCACCAGGGGCATCTATGTCTCTAAACTCGCCTGGCTGTAGTGGTTCATCGTCATTTCGTACTCGAACACCTCGTGCTTTAAATCCTGCGGGTAGATTAGCCAATGTTCCTGCATCAATGAGTTGTCTAAGGATACTTGTAGCTGCTCGACCTAACCCGCCCAACATATGTATAAGTCCAGAGCCGTAAAACCCCAGACCAGGTAAAAACTTATAATGAACGAAAAACTGCTTCTTTTTCTTAAAAGGATCGTTCTCTGCATAATTACGACGTATTGCTAGTATCTCTCCGCTATCTTTATGAAGCGTCACAATATATGGTAATCTAATTCCAGTAGGCTCTCCATCGGGTGTTCGATCTTCAAAACCCTCAATATCAAGATCAGCATGAAATTCTAGTATTGTATGTGTGTCCTCAGAATAATTTTTAGACAACCCCTCAATCTCGTTTACTTTTTCTTTGACAACATCGGGTTCTTCCTCTCCAGAACTCAACTCAACATCCATATAAATGCCACCAACCTGCATTTTACGCAGTTCGTTCTCATTCATGCGTAAAACGTGCGTTACTCGTGGTGCTGTCTGCACATCACTTGCTGAATACGGTACTACCAAATCTTGAGCGGGTATAAACTTAGATACCGCTCGTTGCCTTGTTGGATCAAAGTAAACCTTCTTAAATGTAGAACCAGATAGCGGTAAATAAAAGAGCATCTGATCCGTATCGGGATCGAACTCCTCCATAACTTCCGTAATCTGATAGTTCATAAATTCTTTTATGCGGGCAGCTTGTGCCTCTCTTTCGGGCGTTTCTGCCCCTAGGATCTGTGTACGAACAGGCCCACCAGACGGTAATAGCTCTTTATACGACTGTGATTGAAACTGTGTAACGGACTCTGAAATAAGTGGATGTGTTACCCCACTCGCTCCCTCAAAAGGCTCGGTTCTATCGTCATACTGCATTCCAAGCAAGTCTAAACCTTTTGTGTAGGTGTTCTCCCATTCAGATCGAGAGTCGTGATCCTCATCAAATAAAGCTCGTAGATCGGAGGACAATTCTCCAAGCGTTGCCTCATCAAGAGCTTCCGCTATGTTTGCATCGTGATCATACGGTTCAGCCATAACCTCCACATCTTGCTGATCCATAAGAGCTTGAACAATGGCACCGCCTTGTCCGTCGTCAATAACCTCGGCACCGCCCTCGAACTCCTGCGGTGTATCAACAGCTATCTCTACTGTTGCTGCATCCGCTTCCACTTCTGGATT